CGATCTGCAGGATCACCACCGCGCGCCGGGTGATGCGACGGCTGCCGATCGCCCCCAGCGTGGAGGACGGGTCGGGCAGCGCCGCGATGCTGAGCCGCGCGAAGGCGGCGCCATCATTCGGCGGCGAGGCGCCCTCGTTGTCGAAGTAGGTCGGCGGCGAGGCGCCCCACAGCGCGAGCCAGCGCGTCTTGACCGCCGCGAACGCGGTCGCCATGGCCGTCACCGCGCACCGGCCTTGGCGACCGCGGCGGCGACGCCGCTCTCGATCGCGACCAGGTCCCATCCGGCCGGCGCTTGCGTCGAGCTGCCGTTGATGAGGTACTCGAGGTACTCGACGTTGTTGGCGATCATCGTCGACCCGTCGGCGACCTGGTAGCCGAGGACCGCGGCGATGCCGGCGGCCTGCGCAGCGCCGTCGCTGACTTCGGCGGTCGGGACGTCGCCGATGCCGCAGATCCAGTTCGCCCTGGCGTTGCCGGTGTCGACCGGCGTGTTTTCGACCAGGGCGGCGTGGACCTCGAGCGTCACGTCGACCATCGCGAGGCGCATCTCGCCGGTCAGCTCGGCGACGATCGTGTCGATCTGCCCGGCCACGGCCGGTTCACCGCTTCTTTTTCGGTGCGGGCGCGGTCGCGGCCTCGAGCTCGGCGTCGGACAGATCGGCATTGCGGCTCTCGTGGCGCGCACGCTCCTGCCTGCCGAGCTCGATCAGTTCGCCCGAGGGACGGCCGTAGCCGATCAGCCCGACGTTGTGCAGCGCCCGGGCCTCTTGGTCGTCGAGTTGGTCGACGGGGAACGCCTCGCCGCCGAAGTAGCGGCGGGGCGTGGCGATGCCGATCGTGAATTCTCGGACGGCGTAGGCGCCAGCGGTGCGGGGTGAATCTGACTGCATGGGTCCTCCTAGTGGGGTTGGGAGGCGCAAGCCGCTGGCTCGCGCGAATCAGGCGGCGAGCGGCGACGCGAGGAACATGCCCATCCCGGTGTGGACCGACGCCATGTCGCGCGCCTGGCCGATCTCGTAGAACCAGGCGTCGGGGCCGACCTCGTACCACGACTTGACGACCGCGCCGAACTCGTTGGCCGCGCCTTCGAGGTAGTCGGTCCAGTGGTAGGTGTAGCCGGCGGACGGCTGCATCACCATCGGTGAGTCCGTCACGTGGCCGAGCAGGACGCCGTCGCCGGCGACCACGGCGTAGGCGTCGGTGGCACCTTCCTCGGACGTGGTCTTGACGGAGCCGGCGATCCGGATGCCGCCCGACATGCGCAGGTAGCGGGCGACGCCCTCGAGCGTCACCTCGGCGAAGGCGCCCGGGGCGCCGGTGACGATCTTCGAGACGACGTTGGGGTGCTCGCTGAAGATGTCCCAGGTCTTCTCGGAGAAGATCGCCTTGTTGAACCTCTTGCCGCCGTTGGCCTTGCCGACCCGGAGCGCTCGCTTGAGGTCGCGCAGCGGGTACGCCGAGGCGCTGCCCCAGGTGAGGTACTCGCCGAGCGTGTCGTCCGGCGTGCCGGTGACGCCGGTCATGTCGCCCCAGACGCCCGCCTTGAAGAAGTCAGCGATGAACGAGATCTCCATCGAGAGCTTCGCCTGCTCGGCGAGGAACTCGACGCTCGCGCGGTCGATGTCGACCTTCTTGGCGTTCGCGCGGACCTGGCGTCCGTGCTTGGTGTGCAGGCCGAAAACGTCGCAGTTGAACGACTTCTCCTCGGTCTCGAACCCTGCGCCGTTCGACCGCACGCCATCGCCGCGCGGCGCCATCTGCGAGCGAGCGAAGTGCGCCCGCTTCCAGGACTTGAACTTGCCGGTCTTCTGCGCGACCGGCACCGAGGGGAAGAACCACGGCGCGACGAACTCGTCATCGTCCTGGAGGAACGTGGCGGCCATGCCGGTCAGCTCCGGGGCGATGTAGACCGACCCCTCGTCGGGCTGGGACTTTTTGATGCGCGTCGAGGTGGTCATGGCTTGCTCCGTTGGGGTCTGGAATCGAAATTGGTTGGTCGGGGATCAGGCGAAGGTGACGGCGACGGCGCGCATCACCTGCCATGCGGCGCCGTCCCACTCGGACTCGACAGCGTCGGCGGCGGCGCCGAAGTCCGTGAAGCTGGCCGAGGCGACACCATCGAGCTTGCGGAACGAGCCGGTGACGGTGCCCGCGGGGGCAGAGGACGCCGCGGTGCAGATCGTCGTCGCCTTCTGGCCCGAGACGAGGCCGGCGGCGAGGATGTACGCCTTGGTGCCGACCACGTCGACGATCTGGGTCCGGCAGAGGCGATTGAACGTCGCGTTCGCGGCGATCGCCTCGACGCCCGCCTGGCGGATCCGGTAGATCTTCCAGCCGGTCGAGGTCCACTCGAAGTCGACCCGCTGGCCGACCGCGGTGAACACGTAGGTCGTCGGCTCGGTGCTGTAGGCGTCGGCGATGGTCAGCGTGCCGAGCGGCGTGGCCGCGGCGCCGATGCACTCGACCCCCTTGCGCTGACCGACGCGGGTGCCGTCCGCCAGCGTGTACGCCTTGGTTCCGGACACGTCGAGGTAGGTGACCTCGGTGGCGATCGAGACCGCGCCGGACGAGGTGACCGTCTCGGCGCCGGTGCTGGACACCAGGCCGCGGCCGGTCAGCTGCGCGGAGCCGATCTCGTTGACCGCGCCGCTGTGGACGCAGATGCCGCACTCGAGGCCGGCGGCGACGTCGGCCGCCGATGCGGTGACGATGCGGCCGCTGGTGTCGACCTTGACACTGTCGCCCTTGGCGACGGTGCCGCCGAGCTTCCACTTGACGACGCGGCCGGCTCCGGTCTGGACCGCGGCGGCGGCGCCGGCGGCGCTCGGCTTGTCGTAGAGCACGCCGACGATCCGGCCGCCCGCCGTGGGCAGCACGAGCTGGCCCGAGGAATTGAGATTCACGGCGCAGAACTGCGACGCGGAGAGATCGGATCCGGCGAGGTAGGTAACTTCGCCGCTGAGCTGGTCGGTGGACATGGTTGGCTCCTGAGATCTCTCGGGTGGTCAGTTCGCGGCGACGCGCTCGGACTGCGCCTCGGCGTACAGGTCGCGCGCGTCCTCGTCGGTGTCGGGGCCGTTCGCCTTGGTGATCGCCAGGAGCGCCTTGCCCTTGGAGATCTTGCGGTCGTCGGCGAACTTCTCGACCTTGGCGTCGAGGCGGGCCTGGGCGCTGTTGGCGTCGGGCTCGCCGCCGCTGAAGCCGCGAGACTCGAAGGCGCCCGAGCCGGCGAAGTCGTTGGCCTTGAGGACCTCGATCGCCTTGGCGCGCATGCCCTCGTCGGTGACGTGCTTCTCGATCGCGCCGAGGATGGCGGCGTGAACGTCCGCGGTACCCTTGCCGACCTTGAAGACCGCGGCGGCGCGCTTGGTCAGGTCGACGGTCGCGACCTTGGCCTCGGCGGCGTCGGTGCGCTTGGCCATCTCGACCATGCGCTGGTCGTCGCCCCTGGTGAAGACGTCGCCGTTGGCCGCCTTGTAGACGACCTCGGTGAGCTCGGCGGCCTCGGCCTTGCGGTCGGTCGCCGACTTGGCGAGGTAGGCCGGCAGCGCGTCGCCGGTCAGCCGATCGGCATACGCCTTCTCGACGTCGGTCATCGACGCGCGGGCATGGGCCTTGGCCAGCTCGGCCTCGAGAGTCTTGATGCGGTCGGCGTCGGTGGTCATGGCGGTCGGCTCCTGTGCGGTGGCGCCGCGCGGGGCGGCCTTGTCGGTGGTCATGGCGGTCGCGGCGCGAACTTCGTGGGCGTGACCAGCGGCCATGCCGATGGTCACGACGCCGTCCTCGACGACGTAGGGGTGGGCGTGCCCGTCGCACGAGTAGTCGTAGGACGTGGTCCCCGACTCGGCGCCGTCGTCGTAGAGGTGGCTGTGGCCGTCGGCGTCGCCGGTGAGCCGGCCGCGCTTCATGACGGCCGCTTCGGGCGGCTTGTTCTCGGGGGCGCGCTTGAGGATCACGGCCTTTGCCGGCTCCTGGCATGCCTTGTCGACGAGCGAGAACTCGTCGATTCGGAGGTTGCGCAGACGGGCGCGGGTCACGCCACATCCTCGCGCTCGGCGCGTCCACCGAGGCTGAACTCGGTCAACTCGCCGCTCGTGAACTTCGCGAGCAGCTCGGGTGCCGGCTTCATGGCGATGATCAGTCCAGTCTGCTCGGAGGTGAGCCCGAGCGCCTTGGCGATGTCGGTCGTCAGGGGGAACAGCATCGGGACCGAGCCTTGCGGCTCGCCCTGGTGCATCTCCTTGGCAACGCGGCTGTTCTCGGCGAAATCAAGCGCCGCCGACAGCATCTCCTCCTCGGAGATGTGGTCGCCGGCGAGGTCGTGGTAGTCCTCGCCGGCGATCTTGCAGATGACGGCGAAACCGATGACCAAGCCGAGCGGCTCGTTGACCGAGGCGACCTTGACGACGGTGCGGAACGTGTTGCCCATCTACATGCGCATGCTTGGCACACCGGATCAGACCCGGCCCACTAAACCCGGCCGTTGCGGGGCTCAGGCGTCTGCGGCGGACGGCTTGCGCGCGAGGCGGATAGTCCTCGCGCACCTGCA